TCCACGCTTCGCCCTTGATCGTCACCTGGTGTATATCACCGTCTAGAGTCTCTGGTCGTTTTGGCGCAATAGATTTTATAATACTCTTATTTTCGCGAGGATCAGCAGCCTGATTGTCACTACCCTTGCTCTTCGAAATTAAAACACCATCACGGCTGCCATCTCTATAGATTGTGACGCCCTTACACCCACTCTTCCAGCCCGTCATATACACATTTTTCACAACATCCACCCCGACGTCTGATGGTAGATTTGTCGTATTCGAAATTGCATGACACACCCACTTTTGGGCAGCAGCCTGGACCTTAACTTTTGCAACCCAATCGATATCATTAGAGCAGGCGTGGTGATACGGCGAATCTTCGATTCTAGAACCCCCAGTGATGTCCATCCATCGCTTAAACTGCTTATGGTAAACATCATATTCTTGCCACTTGTCTCCCGAGTCATCTACAAAGTCTACCCTAGCATCCAAATCATTTTCGGTAAGCTTTTTTCTTCTAGTATATTTCAATAGAAATGCTGGTTCTATACCACTGGTCGTTTGAGTCATAACAGACACTGATCCTGCAGGAGCCGTAGTTACTAAAGCGATATTGCGTCTGCCATATTTTTTACTCATTTCGTGAACATCAGGAGCCTCTTTCCAAATCCGTTCAAGAAACTCATGACCTCTCTCTTTATTATGGTCATGTACCGTAAAGGAACCTCGCTCTTTAGCTAAAATGCAAGACGAACGATAAGCATTCACTGTAAGATTGCAATATAGGGCCTCAACAATCTTAATAGATTCATCAGAGCCGTAGCAAACACCAAGCGCAGCGAGCGTATCCCCAACAGCTGTGACACCCAAGCCTGTTCTTCTACCCAAGCGAGCCATAGTGCTAATATTCTCCCATAAGTCACGCTCAATAGCCTTAACTTCTTCCGGCTCCGGGTCAGATTCTATCTTTTCGAGTATCTTCTCAATTTGCTCTATCTCAAGATCAATCATATCATCCATCAAGCGCTGGGCTTTCTGTGTCACTTCAGCCATCTTGCCATAGTCAAACTCTGCCGTTGGCTTAAAGGGATCTCTAACAAAGGAGAAGAGGTTAATAACCATTAGTCTACAACTGTCATAGGGTGACAGAATTATCTCGCCACACGGGTTCGTAGATGTAGACCCAAACCCTTCAGACTCATAGATATCTGCAGGTGTTAATCGTTTAGCTGTATCCCAAAATAGAAGACCAGGTTCTGCAGCAGCATGCGCACTTTCGATTATTTCATCCCACAACCCCTGAGCATCGATAAGCTCACTCATTTTGGGATCTTTAGAATCTACAGGCCATCGAAGCTCAACTTTGCTGGAGGATGCCACGGCTTTCATAAATTCATCTGATAGTCTAATAGAAATATTAGCTCCAGTAACCCTCTTTAAATTACGTTTAATTTTTATAAAATCACGAATCTGGGGATGGTGTACAGAAATTGTCAACATCAAGGCTCCCCTACGACCGTTTTGGGCAACTTCACGACAAGAATTTGAAAAACGATCCATAAAGACCTCAATTCCGTCTGTTGTTCTTGCACAATTAGCAGTCATTAACCCTCGAGGTCGGATAGTGGAAAGATCAAAGCCCACCCCCCCTCTGCGCTTTGCAATCTGGACGAGCTCTTGGTCCGTCTTTAAAATACCACCATAAGAATCGTGCGGAGACTCAATAACAAAACAATTAGAAATTGACTGTACCTGATATGGATTACCAATTCCTGACATTGGTGATCCTTGCGGGATCACATATTTAAAATCCCTTAACAGCTCATAGATCTCTTCTTGCTCCATAGGTTCTGGGTATTTGGATTCTATACGCGCAAATTCTTTAGCCAGACGGCGGTGCATATCATCAGGACTAGATTCTACAATTTTTCCATCACGATCAGTCAAAGCATATTTCGTCACAAAAACATTCGCAGCCAACTCATCACCACAGAAATATTCAAGGGATCGCTTATACGCTTTTTCATAACTAACTGATCTTTTTTTTGACATGAGACTACCTATCGTTTCCTATCCCGTTGACTTCTTTCCACTTCTTTCTTAAGTGCTTCTTTAATTCGCCTTCGTCTGCTATTACAGCCTCCTTTAACGTTTGCGAATCTTCCTCAATAACAGTTATTTTAGACAAAGCTGTGTCAATGTGAATAGGAAATAAAATTCCGTCCCTTCCAGCACGATTTTTTGCAATGAACAAGCGGCCATGGCCAGTAGCTTTCTCCATGGCTTTTCTAGATAAAGAAATAACAAGATCAGCGACCATTGCCTTTCCATAGGCCTCAGACATATTCTCTAATCCAACAATATCTGAATTAGCTGAATCTCTATTGGCTTGGGAAGCTGTCCAGATTGGTACGCGCATTTCCATAGCCATGTTACGAAGCTCTTCATAGATTAATTTAAGCTCATGTCGTAAAGAGTCGTATGATCTTGTAGATCGCATGATATCAGCATAATCAACAATTATAAGAGATGGTCTAAAATTTCTTAGAGCTAATTTGTCTATATGACTTCGCAGGGTAGTGACAGAGGGATACCCTGTTGGATATTCCTTAATAATCAATTTTCCCAAACCTTTGTTTTCTTCATCACTGTAAAAACTTTCTACGACATCCTTTCTATCAATCACCTCTGAAGCTGATATATTACAAAGATTAGCGTCATATCGAAGTCCGACTGCTTGCTCAGTAAGTTCGAAAGTATAGTGTACTACATTTTTACCCGCGCGCATCGCATTAGCGCCCATTGCCACAAGCCAATGTGATTTCCCTACCCCCGTATTCGCAGTAACAACCCCAATCTCGCCGCGGCCTAGGCCACCATTAAGGATGTCTTTCTTGTCTAGCTCTTTAATACCAGTCGGACAAACTGCTCTTGCAATTTTTACAAACCGGGCCTCCATATCTTCAAAAAAATCATGACCGATTGTGTTAGGTAAACCAATTGAGACAGCTTTCTTCATCAATGAAAGCACACTCTCAAAATTATCCTCTGAAATAAGCTCTACAGATTTTTCAAGCGCTTCCTTAAATGCCTGTCTCTTGCAAAAGTCTAAAGCTTTTTCTTTTACATAAGCCAAATCATTAGGACGGGGATTGCCCCTCATCCTCAATAGATAGTCTACGATCTGATCTCTTAAGATCAGGTCATGTTCATCAGATAAAGATTCTTTAATGATATTGATAAGCAGCGCCTGAGTTGGAAAACACTTATACTTTTGAAAATATGCGAAATACTTCTCACAAAGAAACACAAGATATTTTACTTCAAAAAAATCAGGACGCATAACTTCAATCATTTGTATCCCCCACTGATGATCTGTTAGTAACCCCTGAAATATGGTTTCTTGGAAACCCTTGTTATATTGTCGAAACTGTCCCGAAGGGATATGCTCTAAAATTGCTACTGTTTCACTCATTTATGCCATGGCTTTCATAGATGCAAAAAAACGATCAAAATCAAAATTATTAATACCGAGTCTCATAAGGCGACGGATGAAGCCAAGCTTATCCCTTTTCTTCTCTGCCAGTTCAAGTATTCCATCGATCTTTAACATTTGAGTAGCAGACAAGTTCTGATCACCCAAGTACATTAATTGCCAATTTTCTTTAACTCTTTCGGCAGCTTGATTAATTTCATCATAAATCTTTAGAGTAGACTGTTCCTGCAAGCTAGTACTTTTTGTAAGTATATCGTCAACAGACACAAAGCGTGCTTGGCCCAAGCTTGGAAACCTTCTAGCCAGTGTCTTGAATCCAGCTCCTCTTACCCCTAAAATATCATCAGCCTTATCCCCCGTAAAGCAGCGAGCAGTGCAAAAGTTAACGGGATGAATCCCAAACTTCTCCAAAACAATTTCAGGAGTAATTAATTTTTTTTGACCCGGAGACCATTGATATACGTCATTGTTTATTAGCTGGTACAAATCTCGATCAGAAGAGATCATTATAGTACCGCCAAGCAACTTGGAGCGCAATCTTTTATTAACCAGATAAGCCACAACATCATCACCTTCACAATCAGAAACATATACCTGCGTTACGGGTGTATTCTTTAAAAGGGCAACGAGCCAAGAGATCTGTGCGTTTCTATTATATTCAGTATCAGGAATTTCATCCTCATAGAAGCGATTAAGCTTTATAGGTCTTCGACCCGACTTATAGTGGGGATCTCTACGACGTTTTCTAGCCGAACCGCCACCTTCCCACACTACAATAACCTCACCAGGATTATACCTTTCACAAAGATGCTGGATATTTCTTAAAAAGCCTAAGGTACCCCCGACAGCTTCACCGTTCTCGTTCATACTCGGATTAGCGACATAATGCCTAAAAAATACATTTAATCCATCAAATAACAGTGTGGGTTTTTCAATCATCCAAATCCGGGATATCATCTAAGCTAATTTCCGCTACAGCCGAACGGACTTCTTCATACGACTCTATATCTAGATCAGCTTCACCAGTCATTTTTCGAACCATACACTGTTCTAACAGAGCGTCTATATACGGTGCATAAGCGGGGTCTTTCCAGACATCACCAAAATCCGCTTTATAAAATTTCTTCTCAGCTATAACTTCGCCCGTTTTAGAATCATTAACTACCAGCGTCTTCCATGCTCCTGTTCCCGATACCACAACATCTTTACCACCGAGAATCGAAGCGCCACCAAACTTTCTTAGCTCATCAAAAACCTGTTCATGTTCCTGAATGCCTTTTCCAAAATGTATCTCAAAATTACATGAGCGAAAAGGTGGAGCAACTTTGTTCTTTATCGTCTTCGCTGAAACGTGTATACCCACAACTTCTTTATTTTTATTCTCTATCCTCTGGCCCGCTCCCAGTTTTATACGCACGGATGAGTGAAACGGTATTGCTTTCCCTCCAGGGGTTGTTGTAGGATCACCATACATGACACCAATCTTTGTTCTAATTTGATTCAAGATCACAAATAAAACACTTTGATTTGCTATAACACCGGTTATCTTTCTCATTCCCTTCGAGATTGCTCGTGCCTGAAGTCCTATGGTTTCTTTGTCATAGTCACCCACAAGTTCAGCTTTTGGTGAAGAAGCAGCGACAGAATCCCAGACGATAGTTACGGGAACATTCTTGTCCATGGCCTTCGCTTTCATGATCGTCGCTTCTGCGATGGATAATACTTCTTCTGTGCAATGTGTGTCAACATACACAAACCGCTTCTCGATATCAACACCAAGCAAACCTAGGTTTTCCACAGAGGTTGCGTTCTCAGTATCAATATAAACAACGATACCCCGCATCTGTTGGGTTGATCTGGCAATCTGAATGGCGATATGGGATTTCC